GGGGTAGACAGGGGCCGGGGCGCTACGTTGCGCCCTAGAGCCGGCCAATCAGACAAGACACAGGAGAAGATCACCATGACGGAGACAGTCACTATTACACGGGCTGAGTATGAATATTTAATTGCGGAGTTTAAGCGGTTAGATGCGTTCGTGTTAGACGTGCTTAAAACCTACGACGAGCAGAGCGCATATGTTAAGGAGTTGGAAGCAAAGATAGTCACCTTGCTGAAGGGTCAATCCCGATAGAGTACGTTTTGATTAGGTGAAAGGAGGTGATAAGAACGTCTATATTTTATATGCCTTAATTAGAACGTACGTACTTTTTTCTAGGTGGTACACAAGTCAGAGAAAAATAACAGGAGGTTATCTAATGGTTACTCAAAATACTTTTGAAAACTACGCTGAACAGTTTGGAAGCTTATACGAAGATCAGCTCCAACTAGAAGCCCTCGCAAAAAACGAAGCAGAACAAGCAATGCTAAAATCTCTTGAATCCGCACGTCTAGCAGGGGAAGCCGGACAAGGAAAACTAGGGGAAAAACTAATGCTGCATACATGGCAAAGTTGCCGAAACAACATTAAAATGCTGATCGCAGACGCTAAAGCTCCTAAAAAGACAACACAAGGCCCCTGGTTAAACGCAATGAAAGACCTCCTATCCATTTATGCGAAGGATGAAGAACGGCTCGAAGATATCCTTGTTTTATCAGGACTTAGCAAAGCAATAGATTGTGTTTTTATGACACAGAATCCACAAAATAGAACAGTCTCAAATGTGGCCTATCAGATCGGACAAGAAATCTGCAAAGAAGCTGCAATAGAACGGTTTTATCAGTGGGCGGAGGAGACCAAAGATATTGATGTTACACAGCTCCGATTTTCTATGGAAAAAGGAATTGAAAGACGCGTGCGTAACTCTTATCGGGTTGTCTATGCCATTAATCGAATGCATAAAGAAGGGTTCGCGGGTTTTAAATGGAGTAAACCAACAGAAATAGCATTAGGCGCTAAAATCCTTGAAATGGTCGTTGCCGGGAGTAATTACTACCGCATAGAAACCATTATGATTGGAACAAAACCAATGCCGGCATTGTTTATGACAGAATGGTTTGAGACTGCATGGAATCAAAACGAAGGTAATATGATAGCGAATGCTGTCAAATATCCTCCGACGATCATTCCTCCGCGCCCATGGTCCACACCATATGAAGGGGGATACTACGGGGCGACAATGCTTGGCGTTCAACTTATTAGAATGGGAGGATATAACAACAAATTTGTGTCTGAATATGTACGAAAACTGAATGCCGTCAACCTAGACAAAATATATAGTGTTCTCAACGCCCTCCAAGAAACCGCCTTTGTCATCAACAAAGACATCCTGCACGTCCTAAAAGATATATATACAAGCGGGGGAGAGCTCGGAGGCGTCCCACGTACAGAGCCAATACCAAACCTTCCTAAAAAACCTGAAGGAACCCCGGCCGAAGAACTGCGGGAGCACAAGCGGAAGATGACAGTAATTTATAAGCAGGAGGAAGCTCGCAAAAGCAAGGCCCTCCGCTTCAAGATAGCCCTCACCACCGCTGAGAAATTCTCACAGTATGAGAAGATTTACTTCCCGTGGAACATTGATTACCGGGGCCGCTGCTATCCAATCCCAACAGCAATCAACCCACAGGGCGATGACATTCAAAAAGCCCTCCTCCTCTTTGCTGAGCCAACACCCCTCGCCGGGGATGATGACACAAAGTGGTTAGCAATCCACGGGGCCAACCTTGCGGGGCGGGACAAGCTCACATTTGCTGAACGTATCCAATGGGTTGATGACACCAAGGATAATATTCTTGCATCTGCCTCCGACCCGCTCGGCTATATATGGTGGTCTGAGATCGCAAAGAACGATTATCCGATGGAGTTCTTAGCGTTCTGTATGGAGTGGAAGAAACTCCTCGCCTACCGAGAGCAGCACGGCACTGCCGCAGGCTTTTTGTCATCCCTCCCGGTCGCTTTCGATGGCACCTGCTCCGGCCTTCAGCACTTCTCTGGGTTGCTTCGGGATGAGATTGGAGGAGCAGCAGTCAACCTCAGGCCCTCCGATCAGGTGCAGGACATTTATAGCCTTGTCGCTGACAAGGTCAACCTTGTGCTACTGCAGGATGCGGAGACAGGCACCGAGGACACCCTAAAATATGACAAAAAGGGAGATGTTGTCACAGACAACGAGGGAAACCCTCGTAAACTCTACGGGACAAAGACCCTAGCGCAAAACTGGGTTGTCTTTAACCGCCTAAAGTATGCACAGGACGGCATCACGCGCAAAGTATGCAAGCGTAGTGTCATGACCCTTGCTTATGGTAGTGAAAAATACGGATTCAAAAAGAATCTACGGACAGACATCATCGACCCATTTGTCTTAGAGCATCCCGATGACAGCCCTTTCATTTCACCAGAGCAAGCCGCAAAATATATGGCAGATTTAATATGGAACGCAGTTAGGGAGACTGTTGTTAAAGCTGTTGAGGGAATGGCATGGCTTCAAAAGATTGCAAGATTAATCTGCAAAGAAAACCATGTTGTGACATGGACGACCCCGAACGGCCTGCCAGTACAACAAAATTATTTTGAAACCTATCAAAGAACACTAAGCCTGCGGTTTAACAAGGCACGTGTACGATTCTACACAAGAACAATACATATTGAAGAGGCAGATAAAAAAGAGCAAGAAAAAGCTGCAAAGAAGAAAAAAAGCGGTGTCTGTATTGACAGTGAAAAACAGGCACAGGGCATCGCCCCTAACTTCATTCACAGCATGGATGCAGCACATTTGCAGAGAGTTGTCAACAGTGAATATGAAAAAGGAAATCGAAACTTTCTCATGATTCATGACAGCTTCGGGACAGATGCAGCACATGCCGGAAGCCTCTTCCGAACCATCCGGGAGGAGTTTGTTAATCTCTACAAAGATCAGAACCACCTTGCGAACTTCTTAGAGCAGGTCTCTTATCTCATTAATGAGACTGATAAGGTTCCGAAGCTTCCGAAGTTTGGCAAACTAGATCTTGAAGAAGTCAAGAAGTCAGACTTTTGTTTTGCGTAATAGATCAGAGAAAGGACAAAGACCATGAAGATAATACAAAAATTCAGATGTGAGGGCTGTGGAAGAGAGTATATAGACAAAAAGGAGGCACAGTGTTGTGAACAACGACATTTACGTCCTATCTCCACAGAGTATCAATATCCAGACGGAAGCATGCCTCAACTGACCTATCCTTCTGAAGTGTGTCTTAGCTTTAGTGATGGGCGACAAGTGTTTTATAAAGCGATACCTTTTTAATATTTCTCTAAGGTGGTACACAAGTCAGAGAGAAAGACGCTTTGATCTACCTTCTGATTATCTTCAAGGTGTACCTTAACCATTACTACTATTATTACCCTAAAAAGAAAGGCTTATAAGTTTATATATAATATATAATATCTTGTTTGTCTTTCCAAACTATGTATCTTAAAGGAGTACAGGATGTTTAATTACAAGAACCAAGAGCTTTCTGGGTGCGACTTTCATGGACAGGATTTGAGCTACGTTGATTTCAGTAATGCCAATCTCACTGGAGCATGTTTCAATGACGCTAATCTTACACGGGCAAACTTTACTAATGCAAACTTGAATGGAGCAAAGTTTCACCGGACAGACCTTACATATGCTTTCTTGGACAATGCGAACCTCTGGTCAGCACATATTGTTCACAGCAACCTTATTGGAGCGTCATTTGTCGGTGCAGACCTGAGTTTTACACTCCTGGATACGGTCGACCTTACAGGCATCAATCTTACCGATGCAAACATAAAATATGTGAGTCTCGTTAATACGACGTTTTATCGTGTAATGGGTGTAGATGTCATCCAAGTCGGTCCGGTCAATGGTCTTTATGCAGCTTATCTCATAAATAAGGACTGTGTCATATCGGATATATTTACATGGTTAGACGAGGATCGTTCACTTGCACACTTTAGGGAAGTTATTATTAAAAATTTTAAAGGTAAGACGCAAAAGCTCCGCTACTATGAAGCATTGCTATCCTTCTTTGAGACGTATGCAGGTATACTTGTGACAGGTACCACACCTTCATAATCAGCCCTTCAACTTCATATCCTTTAGTCAACTAAAGTCTCTCTTCCTGAGAGGCTTTTGTTTTTTTTTGTTGTCTTTTTCTATCACGAAAGGAGGCGGCGTTTCTATGCCTGCCAAGAAGAAAACCACATCCACACCAACACCCGACATACCGAATCTCTCTGTCAAGCTCAAAGACCTCCCCGATGACCCCAACATGGCGAAAATCGTGCAGGTCGTCCGGCTGCATCCTGCTGCTAGATTGCCTATGAAGCAGACGGTAGGTTCTGCATGCTTTGACCTTGCTATTTTGGAAGATACCTACATCCCTCCAATCAAGGCTGTGGATTTTCCGAGCATCCTTCGTACAGGGCTCGCCTTTGCCATCCCTGAAGGCTGCCACATGAAGGTGTTCCTGCGCTCCTCCGTAGGAGCAAAGTCGAACCTCCGACTTGCTAATCATATCGGCATCATTGACAGCGACTATCGCGGCGAGGTGCAGCTTATTATTGAGAACCTCGGGCGCTCCGGGATTCACCTCCCGGCCGGCACTCGTATCGCTCAGTTCCTCATTGAGCGGAACGTCCCTGTCAAATTTATGGAGATTGACGAGCTCGAAATGACTGCACGCGGTACCGGCGGTATTGGCTCCACAGGGAGGGCGTAATCATGGCAGCCTTAGACAAACATTATCAGGGTGAAGTACAGCCTATTCAGCTTATGCAGGCCCAGATGAGCAAAGAGGCATTTGAAGGCTTTCTTCGCGGCAACATCATCAAGTATGTCTCCCGCCTCGGTAAGAAGGATGCCCCTACCAAGGAGACTGCAAAGATACTCCAGTATGCCGTGTGGCTCCATCAGAGTGTAAAAGGAGAGGAGCTGACGTTATGAGAGTGATTGAAAAGTATGTATGTGAGTGCTGCGGGGGGGAGTTTGCTCTGCAGTCCGAGGCTGAACGATGTGAGAAGCGGCATCTGCACCCGCAGCGGACAGACTTCATCTATCCGGTGGCTCGTTTTACTCGTTTTAATGAGACTACCTATCCGAGCGAAGTGCGTGTGCACTTTGAGGATGGCAGTTTTGCTGTCTATACGGACAAAGGTCGTGTACCGCCTCAGAAAGACAAGGCTTCCGCAGGTGGTACACAAGGAGAAGAGAAAACCTCTTCGCAAAAATAATCCACAGCAAGAAAGGAAAACATCATTATGGCAAAGACAACCTACAAGACCGGCACGACCGGCATCGGTGAGTTCAACTTTCCGCACCTTCTCGACACCGAGGAATTTCAGGGCAAGGACACCGGTAAATTCTCCGTCTCCTTCAAGCCGAGCGCGGCCGACAAGAAGCGCCTGCTCAAAGAGATTGATGCAGAGTGGCAGAAGTTCAAGGAGAGCGAGGAAGGCAAAAAGCACAAGTACAAGTACGACTACGCCAACGGCCTCAGTACCTATCAGGATGAGGAGTACTTTAAATTTAAGATGCAACGCGTCATCCAGACCAAAAAGGGGGATTGGGTGCGTCGTGTCCCCATCTTTGATGCCACTAATAAAGAGATTGGTGCCGAGCTGACGAGCATTGGCAGCGGCACGCGCGGACGCATCGCATATGAACTCATGCCGTACTGGATGAATGACAAGAACTACGGTGTGTCTCTGCGCCTCACCGGCGTACAGATTATTGAACTTCGTGAGCAGGGTTCTGTCTCCGGCGATTCCCTTGGATTCGCTGTGGAGGAGGGTTATACCTATAAGGCTCCTGCAGAGCCTACACCCTTTGATGATGACGAGGCAGCTCCCGGAGAGGATGACGACTTCTGAGGAGACTAGCAGGCGGGAGGTATAGCTATAAGCCCTCCCGCGGACACCGCTCGGGACTAGAGGACAGCATTGCAGCACAGATCAAAACCATTGAGAAGAAAGAGGTCTACGAGCAGTGCAAGCTGTCCTATACCATCCCCGAGAGCGTCCACACCTACACCCCTGATTTTGTCTTATCCAACGGCATCATCATTGAGGCGAAGGGCCTCTTTGAGACCGCTGATCGACAGAAGCATCTGCTTATCAAAAAACAATATCCGCACCTTGACATACGGTTCGTATTCAGCAGTCCTAAACACAAGCTATATAAAGGCAGCCAGACAACCTATGCCGATTGGTGCGAGAAGCATGGCTTTCGCTATGCAGCAAAACTCATCCCTGCATCGTGGTTCCGTGAACCGCAGAAAGACATAACAGGGCTGATTGAAAAGACCAAAAAGAAAGAGAAGTGAATATGAACCCGCAGAGATTACAATTTAAGGAGCGTGATGTAACCAAAGGAATCCACATTACTTACAGCATGGCCGACATCCCGCTCGACGAGTACGAGAAGCACGTCATGCGAGATGGGTGGTTCAGCGTTGGTTTTCATTACATCATCCACCCGGATGGCAGAGCCGAGGCAGGCATTCCCGTTACGCAGCACGCTGACCCCTCCATTGAGGGATGGCAGGACAGCATCTGCATCCTCCTTATGGGAGCACCTGAGGGGCAGAGCACAGCACTCCAACGCGCCGCTACTGACACCATCGCACGAGAGCAC